GGCTTCTTGCCGGTCTTGACCAGGTTGTCGAAGACCTGTTGGGCCTTGGCCCCCCACTTCTCCTTGGCCACGGCCAGCATGGCCTCGTCGAGCTTCTTGACCGTGGCCTTGTCGGCCGGGTCGACGATGAACTTGCCGTTGAACGCCGGGTCGCCGCCGTCCATAGCCGTGGGCTCGAAGACGTTGATGAAGGCGCAGCGGGCGAGGAAGTTGATTTTCATATTCGTATCTCTCTTGAACAGTTCAGGGTTTGATTTCAACGCACTTTCGTAGGCACGATCTATGGCTATACGCCGGGCCAGAGACCCAGGCAAGCCGGTATTTGCTGCCTCTTTGAACAGAGCCTCGACACTGGCGGGCAGCTTTCCGATGAGCCGAGACATGGGGTTAGCGCCTCATCATCGAGGACGCGATTTCGATTAGGCTGAACAGGAGGCTGGACGCCCCGTAGCCAGCGAAGAACACAACGATGCACTCGGACCAGGTCATGCGAGGGGCTCCTCGATCAGGGCGAAGTCGTCGGCCGTAGCCGCGACGGTGAGAGCAGGGCGTTTGTCGCTGGCCGGGGCCACCGAGGGTTTGCCCTGGCTCTGGGCGTATTGCTCCTGCAGCTTCTTCCACTGGCGCGGGCCGATGGTGCCCGCCTTGGCGAGCTTCTCGGCCGTGGTCGGGGAGATGAGTTTCAGTTCGAACATCTCCTCGACCTTGAGCCGCATGGAGCGCAGCTGCAGCTCGGCCTCGTCAGGGTTGACCCACTTGCGGTGGCCGCGCTTGCCTTCGACCAGCTTGAAGCCTGGCACCTCGACACCTGCGAAGAGGCGGCGCTCGGTCTCGGCGCGGACGGCGAGGCAGAACATCTCCATCAGGTCGACCTTGGACCGCGCCTCGGCCAGCACGTCGCCGGGCACCCCGGCAAGGGCGTCGGGCAGGGTCTCGGCGGTGAGGTCGGCGAAGTCGTCGACACTGGCGGCGGTGGTCACCACGGCGGTGGTCTCGGCAGCGAGCGCAGGGCAGACGGCCTTGGCCTTGCACCACTGGCACTGGCTCTCGCCGGGCACCAGGACCGGCTGGGCCTTGCCCTCGAACTGGGCGACGGCGACCTTGGCAGAGACCCTGGCGGTGCGGGCGAAGTCCTCGAGGTCTTCGACGGAGATGTCGTAGGTGCTCGGCTCCATCGAGACCTTGGGCTGGTAGACCGTCAGCACCACGCGCTTGATGCCATAGCAGAGAGAGGCCAGGTCCAGCGCGCCCAGGCCGTAGAGCATGAGCTGTTTGTTCTCCTCGGCGGCGACGTAGTTGCGGCCATACTTCAGGTCGATGACGTGGAGGGTGTCGTCGACGATCACGATGGTGTCGGCCGTGCCGTAGGCGTCGGGCTGCTCGAGCCAGCCGCCCAGGTCGACGACCTGCTCGACCAGCATGTCGCCGTTCAGACCGCGGACGTAGTCGCAGTAGCCCTGGATGCCGAGGACCATGTCCTCGTCGACCTCGAACTTGCGGCCGGTTTCCTCGATTTCGATCAGCCGACCGGCGTAGGCAGAGGCGTCCTGGCCAGACATGAGGCACCATTCCATCAGTTGGTGGGCGGCGGTGCCCTCGTCGGCGTAGACCGAGGAGGTGTCGGGGAAGGGCTCTTCCATTTTGAGGGAGCCCGGGCAGGCCATCCAGCGGTGAGCGCCGGAGGGCGAGAGGCGGGCGTGGGCCTTGCTGGCGGTGGTGTCGTTCATGTTTCGATTTCTCCTCTTTGCGCTTTAAGCACCAGCAGTCTGCGCATCACGCGCTTGCGCTCACCCCGGGTGAGCAGAAGGTCCGCCTCCCCCACCCGCACCGCCTTGACGTTGCGGGGGAGGGAGGGGTCTCGTTTGGTGGGCAGGGGCACGCCCGGCAACACCAGGTCCGCGCCGAAGATCAGCGCGCCGCCCGAGGGCGAGGACATGCCCCGACGCATCAGCCGAGCACCTCTTCAGCGCGGGCCAGGAAGGAGCCCCACTGTTCCTCGGTCAGATCGCCGCCGACCTTGGCGTCGAACTCGGCGAGCAGATCGACAGCAGCCTGCCTGCCCTTCTCCTGCGAGACCTTCATGACGGCGGCCTTGACCTGGGTGTAGTCGACAGCGACGGCCACCTCGGCGGGTTCGCCTTCAGGCTCGGCGGGTTCGCCTTCAGGCTCGGCGACGGGTTCAGGCTCTGCCTTGACCTTGGGGGTCTTCGGCGGCGACACCGCCTTCACGGCACCGAGGAAGGGCTTCTCGGCGGGCTTGACGATGTCCTGCAGCGCGCCGTCCACCGAGCGGATCGACATGGCGGCGGCCAGGTTGTTGATGGCCTGGGCCAGCTCGGGGCATTTGATGTCGAGGGTGATGTTCACAGCATGATTTCCTTTTCAAAATCGTTGAAGACGTTCTGGGGTTGCTCGTCGGCGCTGAAGACGTAGCAGTCGTTGAGGCGCTCGACGAGTTCGAGGATCAGGTCGCCGTCGGGCTGCATCAGGTTGAGGTGCGTGCGGCGGGCGAACTCGATCAGGTCGCGCACGGACATGGACTGGAGCTGGGTGCGGGTCACGACATCCACCAGAGAAACAGACCAACCACGAGGGCGCTGCCGCCGACGAGGATGGCGAAGAGGACGCCCGAGAAGAGTTCGGTGCTCAACTCCCTGTCGGCGGCGAAGCGGTACCACTCGCCCATAGCCATGAGGTTGGCGAGGAAGACCACGAGCATGGCGAGGGTGAAGAGAGCGTCGCGCATCAGCTCATCTCCCCGTTCTGCTTGACGAAGGAGACGCGGCCAGAGGCGATCTGGATCATGACGCACTGCTGGTCGGCGTCGCGGCAGGCCTGGGCGGCGATGGAGACGAGGGTCTTGCCTGCGCCCGCGCCCGTGTCCATTGCGATCTCGTACTTCAGGCTGTCGTCGTTGAAGACGACGCCGTCTTCGTTGCGCCAGACGCCCGTCACGAGGGTCTGGGTGTAGCCGCCGTAGTTGTCGAGGACTGCGGTGCGCAGCGCATCGTGGGCGGCGGTGGTCTTGCGGCCCTGGTTGTCGCGCAGGGGCAGGATGATAAAGGCGATCTTGAGGTAGGTCATGTCGGTTGTCCTTATTGAGTGCAGATGCCAGCGGAGATCAGGCTGGCTGCGGTTCGGCCGTAGTGGCCCTGGAGGGACCAGGCGGCCCCTGTGTCGATCAGGTTCTGGAAGAAGTCAACCATCTGGTCCTCCTCCATCTCGCCCTGCTCGTAGGAGATGATGTCGTCGATGCTGGGCATTAGCTCAACTCCACGGGGTTCAGCTCGGCACCAGCGGCGGCGCGCTGGTAGCTCAAGAGAACCGGCAGGTTGTCGAGGTTGCGGGAGGCAACGAACCCCGCCTTCCAGCCTGCGCGGCTGTTGAAAGTGTAGCGGGCTTCGTACAGCCCGTCGTCGCGGAGGCGGGCAGGGAACTCGCGCTCTTCAAACGTGACGGTGGTCATGGTCTCTGTCCTTCTGTCGCAGCGGCTTGTCCCGGCTGCCCACCCTCTCTAGGCCTGTCCGAAATGGGTGTCAAGCGTTTGGTTGTGAAAAATATGCATGTGAGAAAATGCTTGTACAATGCCTGGGCCGGGTATAGAGAGAGCCCGTCGGGACAAGCCGACAGCAAAAAGGACTGAGACAATGACCGACCCCCGTGATCACCGCCGCGTTGCGGCCATGCAGACCAGCCAGTCCGACCGTGGCTGGGACTTCCGCCCGTGCGACGAGCCGCCGCTGTGGTTCAAGGCCTTGGCCGAGGTGCTGCGCCCTCGCTCTATCATCCTGCTGGCCGTGATGGCTGGTGTTCTCTCGCTTTTTTGGATTGCTTGATATGGCGCGCGAACCTGTCTGCGTGAACGCACATGACCGCTGCTATGAAGGCGGCCCGTGCCCCTACTGCGAAGTCCCGACGCGCAAACCGACGCTTGGTCAGATGCTGGCGCAAAACCTTAGCGACGCACTGTCCGGCAAAATCACCGCCGAACAGGCCCAAGCCAACGCTGACGCATGGCGCGTAGATGACGCCGCCCGCGCCACGGGAGAAGCGGCATGACCACCACTGACATAGCCGGGCTGTGCGAGCGGCTGCGAGAGCCAACTGTTTTGACCGCATACGATGGGCTGGACCCTGTCGTTCTTGGGCCAACGGATATCCGCATCGAAGCAGCCGACACCCTTGAACGCCAAGCCGCTGAGATAGAGAGGCTGCGGGGGGCGTTAGGCTGGATTGTCAGCGAAGAGGACCGGGGTACGGGCTTTGACTACGTCCGACAGGTCGCCCGTTCCGCCCTTAAAGGAGAAGACGCATGACCGCCGATGACACCGCCCGTTCCGCGGTGCTCATGGCCGCAGCGGTCTGGGCCACCAGCAACGCCGCATGGGTCGCCGCAGGCAGCCCAGCGAAGGCCACCAACGCCCTGGAAGACCTCGTTATCACCTGCCGCAAGGAGGCTCACGCAGACCTCCTGAACGCCGCCTCCGCTCTCATCCCTACCGATAAAGGAAACAACGCGAAATGATCCTCTCAGCCCTCATGGCCGCAAGCCTGACACTGACCCCGGTGCAGCAAGAAGTTCCCCGCCCCATTCAGAAGCAGGCGGAACTCACCACCGTCGTGCTGATCTCCTGCCGCCCAGTCATCGACCCGGTCTACTGGGACAGGTGGCTCCCCATCGCGCTTAACCTGGGCGTCACTGAAGAATACATCGCCGCTGCGCGGGAAGTCGTCGCGCGTGACCCGTACCCCGTGACCGAAACGCTGTGCCTGAACGCATTGGCGTCGGCGCTCGACAAGCTCGAAGAGCTGTCTGCGCCAGCCAAGGCCGGTCAGTGATGGGCGGGACCATGACACAACGATCCACCCCCTCCGTGCGAGAGCACATCGCCTGTGCCATCGCCCTGGCAGGTGGTCAGGTGAAGCTGGCGGCCCTCCTCGGCGTCACGCAGCAGGCCGTCAGCGGTTGGCTGACTGGTGCCCGCTGGATGCCCGTGCGCCAAGCCCAGGCCATCCAAGAGCGGCTCGGCGTGCCCGCCGCGAACCTGGTCAACCCAGAGAAAGTGCTGGGATAGTATGACCACCGAGAAGGACAACCTCATCGCGGCTCTCGAGCCGCTGACATCTCGCGCCCGCACGGACGTGACCGCTATCAAGGCCGCGACCGGCATGGCCTGGACCCGCGAGCCGCTGACCGAGGCGCGCTTGAAGCGTCACCTCGACGGCACGATGCCCCGTGGCGTCTGCCCCATCAAGGCGGGCGAGAGCACGACCAGGATCGCCCTGTTCGACCTCGACAGCCACAAGGGGGCGACCAGCTGGGAGGACATGGTGTCCGTGGCTGAGGCGCTCGAGGGGGCGATGCGGCCGCACGGCCTGAAGCCGGTGACTTGGCGCTCTTCGGGCGGCAACGGCATCCACCTGTTCGCGATCTGGGACGAGCCGCAGGACGCCTACTCGGTGCGACAGCTCTGCAAGGCTGTGCTGCTTGAGATCGGTTTTAAGGACGGAGCCAAGGGTGTCGCCCAGGGCGAGATCGAGGTCTTCCCCAAGCAGGACAGCGTGCCGGGGCATGGCTTCGGGAACCAGTTCATCCTGCCCCTCGCTGGCAAGTCCGCACCGCTCGAGCCGATCTGCGACTACGAGGTGATGGATCGCGAGTATGCTCTGGAGCTGGACTGGCGGCCGAGCGCCCCGGTGCAGGTGGTGCAGAAACCTGAAAAAGCCGTAGGTGCCCAGACGCCCGCTCTCGTGGGTGCCGCTCTCAAGCCCCTCGCAGCCGCCCTGGCCGCCATCCCCAACGACACCAGCCCCTTGGGCTATGACGAGTGGCGCGACGTCATCTCGGGCATCCACCACGCCACGGGCGGGAGCGATGAGGGCTACCAACTGGCCTATGAGTTCAGCGCCAGGGCCCCGCACTTCGACGAGCAAGAGCTGGACCTCAAGGTCTGGGCCTGGCTCGACCAGAAGGGCGAGACCGCCAACCCCATCACCGAGCGCACGATCTTCGCCAAGGCCCGCGAGCACGGCTGGCAGGACGTCGCCTCTGCCGATGACTTTGAAGACCTGACGCCGGTGGTGCTGGAGGGAGAGCAGGTCGATCTGCCCCTCCCCTCCTTCGAGCGTGACGGCAAGGGCAGGATCGAGGCGGTCCTCGGCAACGTACGCTCTGCCCTCCTGCGGCCAGACGTCTGCGGCATGGACATCAGGTACGACACCTTCCGCGACGAGATCGTCTACGCCGACGTCGACAGTCCCGACAAGTGGCTGGCCTTCAAGGACCACCACGCCGTCGAGCTGCGGCTGACCCTGGAGAGGTTGGGCTTCAAGCCCGTCGGCCGCGAGCTGATCCGCGACGTGGTCGATTACATCTCCCAGATGCAGCCGGTCGACAGCGCCCAGGTCTGGCTCGAGGGCCTGACGTGGGATGGCGTGTCGCGTGTCGAGGGTTTCTATGAGCGGTACTTCAGCGCCGCCCCAGGGCCGTATACCACTGCCGTCTCGCGCTACATCTGGACGGCGATGGCGGGCAGGGTGATGGTGCCGGGCGTCAAGGCGGACATGGTGCCGATCCTCACCGGCGAGCAGGGACAGCGCAAGTCCTCGGGGATCGAGGCTATGGCCCCCTTCGACACCTTCCGCGAGATGAACTTCCACCAGAACGAGGATGCCCGCGCTCGACTGATGCGCGGGTGCCTGATGGTGGAGCTGGGCGAGCTCTCTGGTCTCAAGACCAAGGCCATCGAAGAGATCAAGGCGTGGACCGCCCGGCGCAAGGAGGACTGGGTGCCGAAGTACAAGGAGTTCTCGACCACGCTACTGCGCCGCTGTGCCTTCCAGGGCACCACTAACGAGGGTCAGTTCCTCGACGACCCCACGGGCGAGCGGCGCTGGTTGCCGGTGGCCTCGGGCGTTGTGGATGTAGAGGGTATCGCCCGGGATCGCGACCAGCTCTGGGCGGAAGGGAGGGTGCTCTTTGAGGATGGAGGCGTCGCGTGGCGCGAAGCCGAGACCCTCGCCAAGGGCATCCATGAGGACTACAGGGTCACCGACACCTGGGAAGACGCCATCGAAAAGTGGCTCGAGACCCCCGACCTGGACGGCACTCTGCCGGGCGGGGAGGGCTTCAAAACGCACGATGTTCTGACGCAGGCCCTCTACTACCGCGAACATGCAATAAAACGCGCGGACGAGACGCGGGTAGCGAAGGTGCTGCGGGCCCTCGGTTTCTGCCAAAAAGTGCAGAAAGTGGATGGCAAGCCGGTTCGGAGGTGGGCGCGGGAGTGAAAGTTACACTGGTTACGGTTCGGTTACGGACGTAGTGTAACCGCCAAAGCCCCGCGGGGCGGGCGTTTGCGGGGCGGTTACACTAGTTACACTACTTCTCCTATAAAAGGGTAGTAGTATATGCTGTAGGGGCCCTATAGGGGGCCCCTGGGGAAAGGTAGCGAAAAAGTGCTGTTGAAGTGTAACCGCGACCCTTTTTTCCCCGTATTCAGTCGTTAAATCAAAGGCTTACCCGGTTACGCTTGCAAGCGTAACCAGTGTGTAACCAAACAGGAGCACGTAAAAAATGGCACGTTTGGGTGAGAAGCACCACGACGCGAAACTGACCAACGCAGAGGTCGAGCTGATGCGGTCGATGTATGATGAGGGCGGCTGGAGTTATGGCACGCTCGCCAAGAAGTTCGATGTCCACAAGGCGACGGTCGCCGACATCATCACATTCAGGATCAGGAAGAGCGGCTGACGAACTCTGCTCGTATGGCTAATCTCGGTTCGCGTGCCGTACCTTCCCGGGCACAATGGTTAGACCTCTCTTGAACCCAGAAGGCCGATACACCCCCGAAGTGGCGGCCAGCATCTTGGACCGGCTGCGTGAGGGCGAGACGCTCGTCGACATCTGCCGGTCGCCCGGCATGCCCTCCCGCAAATCGGTCCACAACTGGGTCAACAGCAATCCCGAGTTCGCCGCCGCCTATGAGCTGGCCCGCGACCAGGGCTTCGACGCCATCGCCAACGACGTGATGCGCATCGCCGACCAGACAGAGCACGACACCCTCGAGACCGACCGCGGGCCCAAGGCCAACGCCGAGTGGATCGCCCGCTCCAAGCTGCGGGTGTGGACCCGCATGCAGCTGCTCGAGAAGTGGTCGCACCGCTACCGCCCACAGCAGGGCATCCAGCTATCCAACCCCGAGGGCGGCCCCGTCGAGTTCAGCGACGTGGCTGCAGCGGCCAAGATCGCCTCGCTCCTGGCCCTGGCCAAGGCGCGCCGTGACGGTGAGCCCGAAGATGGTAGCGACCTCGCGTGACGCTCCCCTCGGCCGCCGAGGTTCAGTCACTCCTGCCCCACCTGAACGACAGGGAGCGTGCCGACCTCTTCCTGCTGCTGTCGCGTGACAAGAAACGCTGGAGGCCCCTCCCTGGGCCACAGACCGACGCCTACCAGAGCACGGCTGACATCATCGGCTACGGTGGTGCTGCAGGCGGCGGCAAGACCGACCTGGCCTGCGGTAAGAGCATCGAGGACCACCGCAAGATCATGATCCTGCGCCGCGTCGGCACGGAGCTTTCCGCTATCGAGGACAGGCTCGAGGAGCTGTTCGGCACCAAGGACGGATACAACTCGACCAAGGGCATCTGGCGGCAGACGCGCAGCGACGGCAAGGCCCTGCAGATCGAGCTGGGCTCCGTGCCCAACGCTGGTGACGAGAAGAAGTACCAGGGCCGACCGCACGACCTGATCGTCTTCGATGAGGCGGCCAACTTCCTCGAGCTGCAGGTGCGCTTCCTCCTGGGCTGGCTGCGCACCACGGTGGTGGGTCAACGCTGCCAGGCCCTCCTGACCTTCAACCCGCCCACCAGCGCAGAGGGCAGGTGGATCGTGGACTTCTTCGGCCCCTGGCTCGACGACAAGCACCCCAACCCCGCCGTGCCAGGAGAGCTGCGCTGGTTCGCCACCGTGGCTGGGAGCGACCTCGAGGTCGACGACGGGAGGCCCTTCGTCATCGTCAACGGCGAGCCCGAGTACGACTTCAGGTCCGCGGACTATGCGGACAGCCCAGACCTGGTCATCCAGCCCATGTCTCGGACCTTCATCCCCTCGCGAGTGCGCGACAACCCATTCCTCACCGGGACCGGCTACATGAGCACGCTACAGGCGCTGCCAGAACCCCTTCGCAGCCAGATGCTGAACGGCGACTTCAAGGCGGGCATGGAGGACGACATCTGGCAGGTCATCCCGACCCGCTGGGTGGAGCTGGCACAGGCCAGGTGGAAGCCCCTCTCGCCCAAGCCCGAGATGCTCTCGCTCGGCGTCGACGTGGCGCGTGGTGGCAAGGACAAGACCGTGATCTACCGTCGCCACGAGGGATGGTGGTTCGATGAGCCCCTCGAGTACGCAGGTAGCGAGACGCCCAACGGCCCGATGGTCGCTGGCCTCGCCATCGGTGCGAACCGCAACCACAGCCCCATCCACATCGACATCATCGGCGTGGGCTCGAGCCCCTACGACTTCCTCAAGGAGGCGAGGCAGCAGGTGCTCGGCGTCAACGTCTCCGAGAAGTCGGGGGCGCGCGACAAGTCGGGGCGTCTGGGCTTCTTCAACCAGCGGTCGGAGCACATCTGGCGGCTCCGTGAGCTGCTCGACCCGGAGGCCAACAACAACATCGCCCTGCCCCCCTCCAAGAAGCTCCTGGCCGACCTCTGCGCCCCCAAGTGGAAGCTGCGGGGCTCATCGGTCTACGTCGAGAGCAGAGAGGACATCGTCGACAGGATCAAGCGCAGCCCCGACCACCTATCCGCTCTGGCCCTCGCCTGCATCAACACCCCGAAGGTGCGCAACATGCCCGGTATGTCTTCGAGGAAGCCCCGCGACTACGATCCGCTCGCTTAAGCCCGAGGCCATTCTATGTGCGGCAACCCAGCCCGACTTCTGTCCCCCGTCGCCGCCGTCTTCGGCGCTGCGAGCGATCAGCGCAAGGCCCTGCGCGCCCAGGAGGCTGCCCAGCGCGAGGCTTCGGCCGCCGCCGCCAAGACGCAGGCCGACGCGCAGCAGGCAGAGGCCAAGGCCAACCGCCAGGCCCCCAACCTGGCCTCGCTGTTCAAGGCCAACAAGGCGGGGTCGGCAGCCGCCACCCTTCTCACCGGCCCCGGCGGTGCTGCTCTGACCAACATGGCCCTCGGCCGTAACTCGCTGCTGGGAGGCTGAACGTGGCCCTGACCACCGAACAGATCACCCGCCTCGCAGAAGCCTGCGGCGTCCAGCGCCGCGGGCGCAGCGATGACGTGCTGTTCGAGGCTTGCCTCCGCATGATCAAACTCAATCTGGGGTCACCTGCGTGATCGAGGCCCCCAAGAAGCAAGCGTATCAGAAGCGATGGTCCATGCTCGAGACCGAGCGGTCGTCGTGGGTATCGCACTGGGAGGAGCTGTCGACGCAGCTCTTTCCTCGTGCTGGCCGCTTCTCCGTGACCGACCGCAATGACGGCAAGCGCCGCCACAACGCCATCTACGACCGCACCGGCACGGGCGCTCTGCGCATCCTGGCGGCGGGCATGATGTCGGGCGTGACCAGCCCCGCTCGCCCCTGGTTCCGGCTGCGCATCCCCGACGACGCGCTGATGGAATACCAGCCCGTGAAAATCTGGCTGGCCCAGGTCACCCGCAAGATGCAGGCCGTCTTCGGCCAGTCCAACACCTACCGCGCCCTGCACCAGCTCTACGAGGAGCTGGGTGCCTTCGGCACGGCCAACACCCTGATCATGGATGACTTCGACAGGGGCATCCACCTCTACCCTAATACCGTGGGGCGTTATGCCCTCGCCACCGACTTCAGGGGCAACGTCGACACGTCGTACCGCGAGCTGCAGAAGACCGCACGCCAGCTGGTGCAAGAGTTCGGCGCTGACAACTGCTCGTCGGCCGTCAAGAACATGGTCACCAACGGCAACGGCGACAGCTGGGTCACCATCATCCACGCCGTCGAGCCCCGCAAGGAGCGCGACATCCGCTCCAAGGCCAGCCGCGACATGCCCTGGGCCTCCTGCTACTTCGAGAAGGGCGGCGACGGGGACAAGCTCCTGCGCGAGGGCGGCTTCGAGCGGTTCCGGGTGCTCGCCCCCCGCTGGTACACCTCGAGCGAGGACGTCTACGGCCAGAGCCCCGGCATGGAAGTGCTCGGCGACATCAAGCAGCTCCAGCACGAGCAGCTGCGCAAGAGCCAGGGCATCGACTACCAGGTCCGCCCCCCTCTGCAGGGGCCTTCGAGCCTCAAGGGCGAGGAGGTCGACATCCTGCCGGGCGGCTACACCACCGTCGACACGGCCTCGGCCGGTGGCGGCATCAAGCCCCTGTTCCAGGGCGGCATCGACCTCAACCACCTGCTGATGGACATTCAGGACGTCCGCCAACGCATCCGCGAGGGCATGTACTCCGACCTGTTCCTGATGATCTCGCAGGCCGTCTCGACCAACATGACGGCCACCGAGGTGGCAGAGCGCCACGAAGAGAAGCTCCTGATGCTGGGCCCCGTGCTCGAGCGTCTGCACAACGAGCTGCTCGACCCGCTGATCGAGGTCACCTTCGAGCGCCTGCTGCAGTCGGGCGTCCTGCCTCCCCCTCCCGAAGAGCTGATCGGCGTGAACCTGGATGTCGAGTTCGTCTCGATCCTGGC